ACCTGTATCAGCATCCCATACTCTGTATCTGTGACTGCAAATAGAAATACATTGTCCTTTTGGAATAAGAGTATTCTCAATATCAACCAATGCTTTCAGTTCAAATTCAATCAGATATCTATTCTGCCTTGTCTTTCTTTCAATATAAAAGATGTCTGCTGGAAACTGAGCATTAGGATCGGCTTCTGCTGATGCATCTAAGTACTTCGCAAATGTCCTACGCCGTGTCAGCTTCGCACCAACCAAATCATAGAATGATGTTACTGCTGCTACGAATGTCAGATTGATATTTGATATTCTCAATATAGGTCTTGGCATTTGTCCTGTACCTTCCCAATCAAATCCTTCTGTCTCAACTGGTAAAGGTGAATACTCAACACCATTGAATACTACTCTTTGACCACCAGATGTCATTGGTGTGAAATGGTATGTACTTCCTCCAATTTCTGTAGCATCAATCGTATACATATCGACGTATGCGCTTCCTACATTCAGCTTCTGTATGTCTTCTTGTATCTTCTCGTTAGTTGTCATAGTTTACACCAATGGAAATTCTCTTTTTAACTGACATGAAATAACCCACTTCTGCGGTCCAACTGATAGTTTTGTTATATTGTTTGCTGTAAAGTATTTAGCATTGCTTTCAGCCGGTGGTGTCCATCTAAGATAGTTTACCGTACCAGCTATACTGTTCAAAAGAATATACTCTAAGTTGTTTGCATCAGTCTGAGACAATGGCTTGAAGTTTACATTCCATGTTTCTTCGTCATAGTTTATCCCATCAAGTGTGTACTGGCGATAACCATCACCAAACTGATTCTCTAAGAATCGGTTCATTGGTTGCTTAGAAGTATTGTAACTGACTTCATATGTTAGGTCTACTGACATTATGCGAACCTCCGTTTTTGTGTTGAAAGGATACCACCGTATCTTCTCTCTTTCATTAGAACCTGTTTCACATTCTGCTCAACAATCTTACCGATAGTGGTTCCAAGTCTATTTGCTTCTGCTGGATCGGATACATTTGAATTGGATGCATCTACGTTTACAGATACAGCAACATTACTTCCACCCATCGCATGATTAGGAATGATAGTACCATCTTGATTGCTCATAAATAATTCAGGTCCATTCTCCCCAACGATATATGGTCTGTTCTTCTGTGTATTACCACCAGAAGCCATTCCTACGATGCTACCTAATATCCCTGCATAACCACCACCCATGTTACTGAACAGCCCCATAATGGCTTTCTGTGCTGCCATCTTAGCCATATCTGCAATCATGTTCCTTGCCATATCAGAAAAAGCCTGTTTAGCAGACTTCGCGCCGGTAATTATTTCACCGAATGTATCAGTAATACCAGTTGCAAAAAATGTCTGTGTTCTCTTTATGATACCTTCTCTTTCTTTAGCAGCATCATTCTCAGCTTTCACCAAATCAGTAATAGCTTTAGTCTGTCTTGCTCTGTTTCTCTGGTCTGACTGTTCCGAAATCTGAAATTCATTTTCTCTTGCAGTAATAACAGCTTGCTTTCTTCTTTCTTGTTCTTCTTCCCATATCTTGATACGCTCTTGTGATTGGTCAAAGACATACTGAGTATTCATTGTTTCATACTTCATAGCAGTCTTGTTTGGAATATCTGCTGCTGCCTTACCAAGTGGTGTACTCTCAATGGGTGTAACACCGGGAGCAGCACCAGCCTTATTGACTGATGTGGTTAGCTTGTCTATTGCTGCTTGAAGTACATCTGCACCCTGTTTGTTCCTTGCAAATTCCTCTTTAAGAACAGCCATTCTTTCTTTTAGTCTTACAGAAGCAAAGGTTGCCTTGTCGAACATTGATGGACTATTCAAGCGTTTCTGAATTGCTTTTTGTTCAGCAGCATTGTCTCGCATCTTCTGATTCAAGGATTCTAATGAACTCTTGTATCTCTCAATGGATGTCTTCTCGCGCATTGCTTCCATCCAGAACTTAGTAGCTGTAGTCAATGCATTCATACCAGACGTAACAACCGGAAGTACATTGACCGCGAAATCTTGCATGGTCTGTTTGAACTCAGTCATTCTATCATTGTATGCTGCTGCTTGATCGGCTTTCTCTTGTGACCAGTTTGAATTGGTTTTATCCAACTGAACATTCAGATTCTTGGTCATGTTGAGAACTCTTACACCTTCACTATCGAATAGCTTGAATGCTAAAGCTACTTTTTCTCCTGAGTCTGCAACCTTATCAAGTTGTGTAGCTACTATTCTGAATTGTTCATCTGGACTAAGACTCGCAATGTTCTTAGCTTCGATACCCAATCGTTGTAAAGCAGTTGCAGCAACACCACCACCAGTACTCGCTACTTCCTGTAATCTTCTGGTCATACGCTGTAATGACATTGTAAGAGTATTGAATGGAACACCAGATAACTCAGCTATCTTTCTTAGCTTATCGAGTTGATTTACATTTGTTCCAAGGCGTATGTTCAGCTTTTGAAGTTGATCGCCGTAATCTATCTGACTCTTTACCAATGCAGCAAATCCAGCAGTAACAGCACCGATAGCTAAAGGACCAGCCAATTTCTTCATCAGACTAACAGTAGTATTACTGAACTTCCTTACAGTCTTTGTACCCTTGTCTTTTACAACTAATTCAGTTTTTATTTGTCTTGCCATTATGTCTTTTTCCTTTGTGTCATTCTCGCGCTGGTAATGAAGAATAATATCTTAGAAACAAGTTCACTATCGAACTCAATGTCTTCCATTTCAAATACCATTCTTATACCTTCTGGTTGAATGCTACCGTTGCTATCAAGTAAAATGCCTGAATACTGTTCTATTAGACCAACTAACAGATAGTTTTCAGGCATCAAGTGTACTCTACCACATTTTATACAATCAGGTTTCTTTCCAAAACTTTCCTTTATGTAGATACATTCATAGCAGTCTAACCTTGTAGGTCTATAGAACCAATCGCAATATTCACCTAAGTTTTTTTTTCCGCAGAAATGTCATTGTTCTCAAAGGTTCTGGTGATTTCAGTAACTACGAACAGAAACAAATCTTCTTCATAGTTGAACAGGTAATGCTTGTTCTCAGCATTACATTCCAATGCACCTTCTTCTCCTTCAATCCCTTGCCATTCTGTAACACAATATTGTACCTTTTTATTATAGTACTCAAAGAGTGATTCATCGCTATTGCCGGGAACATACATTCCTTGAGACAATGGAAATGCTCTTATCTTGAATTTTATATCCTTGTCTTCTGGATACTCAACCCAAACCTCTTTATTTTTCGCAAAGTTTATTTTACGCATAACAGTTTATCCTCCCTTAGATGATTTACGATGTTCTCCAAATCGGACCATTGCCTTTGATTGACATATTTATGGTTACTATGCCCTGTGGATCACTATTCCAAGTGTATGTCTCTACTGATGCTTTTGCTTCTGCATCCGTTGCTGTATCAGGAGTCCAGTAGTTTGTTTCATCATCATAGAATCTGATATTGTTTGGTAACATCCCACCGGATAAGGCGATTGAATGCAAAGTGTTCTGCTCTGTGTCTGAAAGGTCCATGTATCCTTCGATAGATGCATTCCAATCAAGCATGGTAACACAATGCTTCATCCAATCATCACCCAATTCTGTGATGTCAACATTACTCGCGTTGACAGTAATCGACATAGTGTTGATTCTTGCTACTTGTTCTGTACCTATTGTCATCTTTGTGTTCTTACCTAAGTTTACATCGCATGGTGCTGGCATAATTGTACCTCCGTTTTATTTATGTATAATATGCTATTCTAATGTTGAGTAGAAAGGAATTTACTGGATTAGATACTCCACCTTCTACTACTTCTACATCACCTATCTCGCAACAGGTTTTATAGAAGAAATCCTCAGAATCTAAAAGTGTTTCGACATCATCTAATAGCTTGTAGATTTCATCTGAATTTCCAATGTGGCTTGAATCAGTATAACCATAAATGAAATACTCAAGCCATCTTACTGTATCTCGACCTTCTGATTGTTCATCGGCAATATCCCTTTGAAGGATAAAACCAATCGCCGGTTTCAACTGAAAGTCATTCCACTTGTTGAACCCACGTTTTACTTCTGAAACATCCACATTGTATCCATGTGATGTATCTATTTTTTTCAAGTCTGCTTCTATCTGATTACTTACATCAAGTCTTGTGGGCATTATGTCACCTTTAGTATTTCTCTTTCTATGATATCCTCAAGTGTTCTTATGTTATCTCTTATCGCCGGTTCAAGGTACGGTCTTGGTAGTAAGTTTCTTGCTGGATAACCAAGTTCCAATGCTCTTGAATAAATCAAATTTGAGAACAATACACCGATTACATCATCGCCTTTAACATCAATATCTGACTGTACTGATCTTCTCAGGTTACCACTTACTACTGCTGGTGGACCACCGGCTGGTGATGGTAGACCACCTACTCTACCTACGAATGATGCTTTAGCTTTTGCTTCTGCGTGAAGCATTGCTTTCTTCAATCCCTTATAGAACCTTTCCTTGAACTTCTCAGGAAACTGTCTAAGGAACTTCTCGCTATCTTTCGATAGATTTAGTGCTACCTGTATTCCAGCCATTATATCCCTGCATAGTATCTATAACTGTTCAATGTCATTTTAGTCTGTGGTAAGAACTCAGAAGCAATATAAGAAACCGATCCATCACCAAGTGTCTTTACTGATTCGTCATAGTCATTTCTATGCTTCATTTTCCTACCACATTCTTCAATACAAGCCTGAACCAAGTCTGCTGGTACGTCAGTATATCCAGCATTGTAAGTCAGCTTGATTGCTCCTTCACCGCTGGTAAAGAACCCATCGTAAATGATATACTTACTATCCATGATTCTATAATCAGATGAATCTATAATTGTTTCACTTCCCCATACCCAATCTGAGTCTTCTCTTATTTCAGTAACAGAATTTATTGGATACTGGTCTGGAAACAATGCGCGAACATTGCCATCGTGATACTCAACAATGTCTTGAACTTTGAATTGTCTTCCGCAATAGTTTTCAAATGCTTGAGAAATACGATTGATTATTTCATGGCATAGGTTGTCATAGGTTGCATCTGCTTGATTGACATTTAGATATGTCTTCAACTGAAGTCTGGTACATAAGGCGTTTGATGCTAAAGTTGTCATTTGATAACCTCTTTTATTCTTTTATCTAATCCATCAGGATCGTTGTTATTCCATTCAAGTAATTCAGAATGGTCTATGTCTAATAATTCTGCTAACTCTGGTAAACAGGAGTTATCATATACTCTTACTTCTGGATCAGGTATATGTCTTACTGTTTCATATTTAGTCATTCTACCTTTACATTTAGAACAGCATCTAATATCTTCTTCTGTTCTGAATCCACAATTTGGACATTTATAGTAATGGGATTTTATTATCATATATTTATAAAAAAAAGGGAAAGGGCATACACCCGATCCCTTTTGTATTTACTATATTACTACCTGTTAGGCATGGGTTAAAATCTTGACCAAACCATCAGCCAAGGCTACAGCACCATCCCAACGTGTGACCATTCTGAATCTGGTCCTATAAGTATTGAACAATCCGTAAGGATCAACTTCCAATACCATTCCACCCATTCTGCGACCAACCACATAGCATTTTCTCAAGTTACCGAAAAGTGCTAATGGAACAGCAGCACCGGGAGCAGCTACACCAACATTCTGGTTCACTACAACAGGGTATCCCCAAACATTAGCCGGTTGGTTATTAGCCATTGGGCTATAGATAGGATTACCAGCAGAATCTTTAAGCTGGCGTAGGTAGTGATTTGATTCCTGTCTGACATATAGTTTACTTCCCATCAGCTTATTATCAGTCAATGCTGCAATCGCAAAACTGATTTCGGCATCGGTTAGCTGAATATGTCTTGAAGGACTTGACGCTGAACTCGCGCACGAAACGCTTAGAGAAGCACCTGATAATGCTCCGGTCAAAGTTCCTACACCGTTGAAACAAGCACCGTCCAAGTCCTGTCCAATAGCTTCACCGAACTGAGAAGTCAGTAAACTTACAAAGTCATACTGTTCATCAGCAAGCAATTCATTTGATACGATTGAGTACGCACCTAAACGATTAGCCTGTAGCACGATTTCACCGAATGTTGGATTGGTTTCTCCAAGGTCTGCTTCTTCAGCGGTCCATGATGTTGAAACGCTTGTAGCTTCTTTAGGGATTCTCAGAGTATCACCGGACATATTGATTACGTTAGCTTCATTCAAGATTATAGACTGCAATCTCGCGTGTGCCATAACCATGTCACCATACTGGTCTGGAACCAGATAACCACCACGGCTTGCTGTTCCTTCTACGTTAGTTGCTTTACCGTGAATAACGTCGATAAGCCATTTACTAACCATTTCTCTATCTTCATCAGCAACCATATACTTAGGCGCGATGGAAATATCTTGACCTTGTTTTCTCAGGTCATAGCCTTTGTAGAAATGAACTTTCTTGTCTTTACCGGGAACATCAACTGCAACCTTCATATCCTTTGCTGGCATATTCTCGATTGCTTTGATTCTCTCAGCGATAACGTCATTAGTCTCTTTCAGTTTCGCAACTGCTTCTTTGTTTTCTTCTTTGACTTCCTCAATCTGTCCTTTTAGGGAAGCAGAAATACGGTCAGTTAGCTCAGTAGCCAACTTGTCAAAGTATTTTTGTTCGTCTTTCATTATAATACCTCTTTATTTTATATTTTGTTTTCTCAGTCAACATATTGTTTGTGCAGTAGTATTCAAGATACCTACCAAACTATACCGACCATAAGGATGTTTATTCACCCTTTATAATATCTGTGTACAAGCCTTTGAAAAATTCATTCTCTTTCTCAGCTTGATCTTTAGCTTCGCATTGTGGACATAATTCTAACTCACATCCACATTTACTACACTTATTTATAATTTCTTGTTCAATTTTTATTGTTTTATCATCAGCTTCAATAACTTTATTGTTTTTTTCAAGTTTTTCATCATTATCTGATTCTTTTTGAGAAAAAACAATCTTTAGCCAATCTTCCAATTCATTCATCTCAAGTTCGTCGATGATTTCATCTTCTACTGCTTTCTTCATTTCTTTGCTGGTGATAACGGCGTTAGGATTAGCTGGTACGGATACCAGACTGATTTCCAATAGCTCTTGTTCCTTGAAAGTAATCGACGGTTCACCTTGCTTCTCTCCCCAAACAATCTTATCTCTGTTAGGAATGAAACCGATTGACGTTGCTTTCATATAACCATTTGAATACAAACGGAATAATGAATCGCCTTTACTACTTACTTCTGGTTCAGGGAACTCGATATCAAACA